TTGTAATCGTTATAATTAGGTAAGTCATCTCCTACAGCATTCGCAAGTGTATAACCACTGCCGCCGTTAGCAACCGTTATAGTTTGTAAGTACGAACCACTTGAAGGAAAGCTTATGTTTATCGCGTCTGAAAGTGCTTGTGCGATGTCACCTGAGTCAGAACTGAGACTGTCGTTTACAGTAGATACCACGCCGTTAATCTTAGCGTTGTAATCTTTACCTTGAGCGCCCTGTTTAACAAATATCAAAGCTTCTTTAGCCAAAGGTTCTGACAATAAACTACCTAATGATACCGTCGTTTTCTTGTTCGATACAAAGGTGTAATCAGCAACCGTTAAAGCACGAAGATCATTGATCGGATCAGTCGCACCATTAAGATACGCTTGTGCGCTACTGCTTATACTTGTCACAGGAATGGATGTTCCTAACGACAAATTAAAAATACTTACTGATGTCGTACCGCTATCATTATTAAAACACATGACGTGCTTATTCGTATCATCACGGTCTACAAAATGAATTAAAGCGTCGTTCTGAATCGGTGTACTAAACAGGTCTTTAACGTGTTCAGTACTTGGACGTTTCGTAAGTCCTTCAACAACAGAGCTTATCGCGTTTACTTGGCTTTCAGCTTGTCCAGGAAATCTTAAATTGTCAGGCTGTTGCGATACACCTTGAACGAGGTTCGGTACAGAAGTAGTAAGTAACGGCATGTCTATCGATCCACAACGCGTAATACGTCGTAGTTGTCAAAGATATTACGATCTGCGTTTTCGCTGTCGCTGTCTATCGCTGTAGCTTTTGCGTTAATCTCGTCACGAAGCGTGAAACTCTCGATCTCAGGAGACCCAAGAAAGCGATTAGCAAACTTACGAGCAGATCGTATCGTGATGTAATTTCTAAATTGTTGTGGTAGTTCTTCAAAGGTAAGTTCAAAAGTGATAGAGACGTCTAAGTCTTCGTCAAAAACGTCGGTATGATTCTTTCTGTCGTACAGGTTATTACCACGTTGTACGATGTCTATGTCGTTGTACTTGTCGATGGGTACGTCGATTTTAAGCGTGTTTGTTGGGAGTACAATCTTATTAGCTGATGTACGAGTGAGCGGATAAACATGCTCGGTGTTAAAGTGCCAACCTTCCGATTGGACTTCTCTATTGACTTCATCAAGGACGTTTAAAGCGGTAACCACGGAAACGGGTAAACTGCTACCGCTGATAGTGTTAACAGGACTTTCTCCTATTACGCCTATCATTGTATTGATCGCTTCAAGCTTCGATGTAAGTGCCATATAATTTATGAATGATTTTTAAAAGATATGTTAGTCGTGTGAGGGGAGCGAGGTCAAAACGAAATGATAAAAACCCTCGCCCCCCAAACACAACCAAACAAGAAAGGACTACTTCTGTAATTCAATAGCACATTCTGGACGGAGTATTCCGTGACCCATAGCGTACTTTGCAATAAACAGAGTTCCTTGACGCTCCATCTGATACTCGGACTCAGTCGCAAGATCAAGAAGCTTAACAGTTCCAACAGCCGATGGGTGTGCAACGATACCAAGCGAGTTGGTGAAGTTACCATTGTACCCTACTCCGTTTGAACCGAATACATCGTTAGAAGCAGCTCCGTCACCTGTAGAGGTGGAAGACAAATCAGTCGATGGAAGGTGAGTAGACTTGAAGATGCTGATACCAGCAACCTGTGCGATAGAACCAGAAGCAAGTGATCCAGAACCGCCAACGTCTTTATTAGACGCAGAAGTCGAGATAACGAGCGATCCACTACCACCAGTAATAAGCTTGTAATACTCTTGAGGACGAAGAACGCAGAATCTTCCATCGGAAGGAACGTCGTTTTCATCGAGCTTTTGAGCGGCTGTAAACAACGCGGCAACAAGTTCTGCTCCTGTTGGATCAGTATTGTCGGAGTCGTCAGAACCGTCAGCGGGTGTTCCCATCGCGTTAGCAGATACGTCAAGTACTCCACCAAGCTTTCCACCTGTAACGTTAGCTGTAGCTTCACGAGCGGCGGCGATAAACACTTTAGCAACCGCTTCATCGAAACGTTTAGCAAGCGCTTTACCAAGCTCATTAGCGTAGACGGAACGGATGTCGTAGTGATTCTTTACATCGTCGATAGAACTGAGGAATGTAGAAGAAAGAAGTACGTCGTCAATAGTGATGACTTTCTCGTTCTTCTTGATGTCGCTCAAGTAAGAATTACCGCTGTCAGCAATGTTCTGTCCAGGAGTATAGTAGTTAGCAGAAGCAATACCTGTAACAGGAAATTGAGCGCTCTTACCATTCTCGATAGTACGGATAGTATGCAAAGGTTTGAAGACGTTATTTTCTTCAAAGGTCGTTAATATTTCGCCAGCAAACTTCTTCAGAAACAATGCATCTACATTGCCCGCTGAATTAATCTGACCGACGCGTGAGGGAGTTGTATCTCCATTAGCCATAATTAAGTTCTCCTATTTATAGAGTTAATATTAGTGTTAGTATTATTAGTCGTTGCTAGTCGGTCAGTTGTCCCGCGCACGGGGCTGTCTTTTGCTTCGTCTAAAAAAGTGTTATCTTCGTCCTCCAGGCGTGAAGTAAAACCCCACGATCATTGGCAGAACTACCGTTGCTTGAAAGAGCGCGATATGTCCTGTTGTAACAACCAAAGGGGCTTGGCTTGCTTGAAGACTGATGAGTCCGAATAAAAGTTCGTTCCGTCCTTCTCCTGTGATGTTAGTGACGGAGACAAGTGGGACGGTTGGATAAACGGCTGTGATGCACGTGACGAACGAGAGCGTTGACATCCCGATAAGAGCAAGCATACGACGAGTGCCACGGACAAAACCGCCAGCATCCCCGCTATTGATAGATTCTTGAAACTTAACTGCTTGTTCATTATTACGTGCCTCCCTTGCCATTTCGAGTTCAAACCGATGTTGACGGCTGTCTACCAACGCGCCAAACACGCCCTTTAACACGCTTCCCATTGCGGCACTTCCACCACCTGTAAGAAAGAGTGTTAAGAGTTCAAACATATCAGATATTAGATACCGCCAATCGACGGTCTACCTCGGCGTGATACGCCTTATCGCCGCTTTTATATCGTGGGTCTTGCATTGCTCGACTCACTTCTTGCATAGATTGATACGGCATTGTCGATGTACCTGTTGTATTGCCCGTGACAAGCTTTGGTCCTTGACCACCTGTCTCGTTCTTATAACGCGCATACAAACCGCTTACAGCGAGCTTGGCGTGTTCAACAGTTCCATTGTTTACAACGTCGTTAAAAGTGTTCATTTCTTCGTCCGACAGCACTTCGCCAGCCCATTCCGACATAGTATCGTATTCACCATTTGCCGCGCCTTTAATCGCAGTGGCTTCGCTGTCTTGTAGAGCCGCTTGACCACGCGCGTAGCTATCGACCAACTCGCGGTTAAGACCGACTTTAGCCAACGCTTCATATGTTTCATCTGCAAGTTTACCGTCATTCTCAAAAAATTCCTTTGATGCGTCTGTGATTAAAGTTTGTGCTTCGTTTGATTCCGTAGAAGGTTCAGTCTCATTTGTTACTTCTTCTTCTTCGACTTCTTGTTGTTCTTCTTCGCCTTTGCCCATTTTGGACTCAAGTTCTCCGTAGGCTTTGACGAGGTCTTCCGCTGACTTAAACTTCTCTGGTAACCATTCTGGGCGTTCTGGCTCGACTTGAGGTTCTTCAACCGTCTCTGTTTGCTGTTGATCGGGTTCAATCTCGTTTGGAGCTTTTTCGTTTATTTCGACTTTTTGGTAATCTGCCATGATGTTTCACTTTTGGTTGTTATTGTTCTTGTGATTGTTCTTGTGCAATAGCGTTTATAGTCGGCGCTACAGCGGGCGCTCCAAGCTTCATCATCATTTCCTGTTGTTGAGCCTGTTGCATTTGTTGTTGAATTTCTTCTTCCGTCTTAATCAATCCTTCGGTCTCGATTCCCAACGCGGTAGCACGTCGTTTAAAGTAATCACTTACATTGACGTACTGCATAACGGAATCAGGACCGACGACTTGTGACGCTCCAGCTAGGAACATATCAAGACGATTAAGATCATTACCACGTCCAAGCGCTTCAACGCCTGTTACTATGGTAGGTTTAACAATGTCCTTCGGAAGTTTAGGAAGGCGATCCTTTCTGCCCATCCTGTCCATAAGACGCGATACAAGCGGAAGTTGGAACTCCTGTGAAAGAATTGAATAGAGACCGCCCAATGCTGATTCGAGTTCTTGGGATAACATTCGTATTTCCTCGGCGGTCACTCGTTCAGCATCACGCACCACGGAACTATTCAAAAGGAAAGCGTGAGATAAACGGTCTTGTATTTTAGCACTTACCGATTCAGCTACACGAAAGTCATTAAACTTATTAAGTTGTAAAACGGATACATCGCCGTCACTACCTTGTACAATCGCACCATTGGGCGCTTCAGCCAACGTACGCGCGCGAGTAGTACCGTTAGGATTAATCATAAACAACACCTTGGCGGCGGCGGCACTACCTTCTACGATTGCTTTAGTCAGCGCTTCAAGCGATTTAAGGTCGCCTATGTACTCTTCAACAAATCCACGTCCGTAGTCTTCGCCGTCAATGCGTGTATATCGCAACGGTATCCAAGGCGATTTATCAACGGGATATGATCCTTTTGACTCTTCAATGACAATTCCTTTGACGTCCTGTTGAACGATGAACTTGTCACCTTCACGAACAATACTCGTGTATAAGTCGCAGTTGTTTTCCTTAGACTCTTTGTATACTTCGTCGCGTACTTCTTCGGGAAGCATGAACGGTGCAACAGTTTCCTTCACGGCTATATGCGTGACATTGCCCATTGCATCGCGTTTAACGACGTATCTGTCTGGACGAAATACACGCATACCACCATCGTCAGGCATGTATAAAAGCGTGTTACCACTAACCAACAAATTCTTTAGTGCTTCAAACACACCGACTCGAAACGCTTCTACTTCGACTTCTTGACTTACTGCTCGTTCAACATCGCTTAAAGCTTTTTCAAGATCGGTGCGTAACTGTTCGCCTTGGTCTTCGCCCATTTCTGCTTTCGCTTTTTCAAGCTCGTATCGGTCGATGACCAAACGAAAGAAAGGCGCGTTAGGCGGTAGCAAAGCGAGTAATAACTTAGACGCTAGATTGTTCACACCACGCGCACCTATACCTTGATAAGGCGTGTAGTACTTCGTATGAGGACCATGTCCTTCGGGCGGAAGAACGTAAGGTATCGTCAACTCAGCAGACGTTCTAGCGCGATCTAAAAACGACCAACGCGAGTTTTCAAGCTGAGTGTATAGGCTTTGAGCCGTTTCGTATTGCATATATTAAGAAGTGCTAATAGAGCGCAAGATAGCGTCAGAAGCTCCAGCGGTAGTAGTCGCGATGTAAAGAGTATTATTAGAAGTATTAAAAAACAATTCTCCTTTTGTCGCCTCTTTCGCAAACTTGGCTTGATCAGTCCCCGTCTTAACAGCGATCTGAAAATCTTTCCGATCTAATTTTTGCTGTGCCATGACTTAGGAAGCTGTTCCCGCGTTGATGCAAGGTGATGATGGGCGAAGACGAAGGTCATCGTTTGCTGGGTCTACGAATAGCGGGTCGGTGTTAAACAAATTGTCTGTGCCTCCTGAGTTGTTTGCAGTACCCATCTGAAAGAAAGAGCAATTAGTAGCAAAAGTTGCCCAGTTCCCCGCATTTCCTGAGTGAGTGTGGAAAAGTGTTCCAATATTTGATGCATTGTCGCAGACAAAAATAGTGTTCTTTAAAAATTGTGCAGTTGGAACATCCCCCATAAAAGTTATCTTTGTAGGTAAAGTTCCATCAGTTTTAATGTTAAAAGTACAATGGTTAAAAGTTAACCTACTAGGACCACTAAAAAAGCGCAAGCCACTGTTAGTAATAAATGGAGCAATAACAGTGTTAGTAACATCTAGTCCTCCTGAGTTGGTGTAATAAACTGACCTGGATGTGCAATCCATTGCAATCGTAGCAGTTATCAGGCAGTTATCCATTTTATTATTACTTACCCCCGCCCCGTATTGCTCAAAGTCTTGAACATCGATAAATTTAAACTTATTAACTTTTATTCCATCTACGCTTGTCGAACCTATGACTAACCTTCTAGTAGTCCCTGAGTCCCCCAAAACTGCCCCGTGTAAATTTAATGACTCATAAGTAAGTCCGTTTGCACCTGCAAAAGTTTCGTTACCCCCAAATGGATAAGAACCATCCAAAAAGTAAATTGTTCCGTTTGCCCCTGCTAAAGTTTCTGCCGTTCCAAGTCCTGAACCACTATTCCAGTTTACTGCGTTTGCCTGAGAGTCTCCACTATTGTTACCTGCTCCACTTGGTGATATATATGCTATGCCCATAATTTAAGTTTCCTAATTTTTTTAAGCGATTGATCCGCCACTGATTAATAAAGGTGATGAAAATGCTCCGATGTTCGGTGCGTTAAAGCCTTGCTGAACGGGCAATCCGTTGGGGTCTTTCGCATCGCT